TTCTTGGAGGAACTGCAACTGCACCCTGAGCAGAGTTATTTAGTAAGCTTATTGCTAATTCGTCTCTTTGATTTAAAGGAACATAATGAAGATTGCAACCAATAAATCCACCAGTTTGATATTCTATAACATATGTAAGAGGATACATGTCATAATATGGTTGTTTAGTTTGTGCTGAGTATGTGTAAAAATATAGTTGGCCAGGTGCAAATCCAGCTGTATCTGCAGCGTCATCATCAAAATTAGTTGAACCGAGTTCATCAAGTAATTGACTACGAAAAAATTCTTCGCTGACTTGACCAGAAACTTTATTCATTATTCTTTGAAGAATGCTCATCGTATTCCTAATTCTTTTTCAGTCATAATCTTAAATTCTAATTTACGATCTTCACAAAACTCTCTTGCAGCTTTCCACTTTGCTTGATTCTTTACATATGTCATAGATTCATTTATCATTGTCTTTCTTGATTTGCCCTTTGTCGCCTTTGGTTGTAATGTTTCTCTCATCGGTTTGACTTCAATCACTGATCTACGAATATTACTGTCTTTGTCTTTGTATTTAATAAAAAAGTCTGGAAAATATCTACGAACACGATTTGTTGTTGGATCTAGATAAGGAATCCAAAATTCTTCAGATGCCCATTCAAGTATATTTTCATTCAAATCACAGTAATTCATGAATTTTCTTTCCCATAAAGACCTATAAATAATATTATTAGAATCCCCTTTGTACTTTTTAGGGTTAGATGGTCTATATATCCCTTTATAGCTCATATATAGTAATAACAACTTAAACTTATTTATCGTGTCATTTCCAAAAAGAAATCAAATATTTCAAGGTAAGATTGATAGAATCAAAGATTCGATTGCAAGACCGTCTCTTGATACTTTTTATCAGGTTGATTTCTCCTTTGGAAAACAATCAATTTGGTTAAGAGGTAATCAGCCAGGATTAAACAGAACTCAAGGACTAGACTTCACAACAAAGATGTCCTTATTATGTACACAAGCTGAAATTCCAGGCACAAAATTTTCTGAAACAACTACAATTGGTCATCATCAAGGAATTCAAGAGTCATTTCCCAATCTTAGAAACTTTCCTCCATTAAATTTAACTTTTTACTGTGATGCAGATCATGTGATTCTAGAGGTCTTAGAAACTTGGATGACATATATTAATCCAGTGTTTACTGGACTAAGAAGTTCTGATGCATATACACGTTTTAATTATCCAGAAACTTATAAAGAAACAATTCACATCTCAAAATTTGAGAGAGATACTTTTACATTAGATAAAAGATCTACAAGTTACAAGTCTAATATCACAAGTTATGAATTTGTTAACGTTTGGCCTGCTGACTTGACATCCATGAGAGTTGCCTACGGTGACTCAAATGTGTTAAGATGTAGTGTGCAGTTTGCCTATGATAGATTCTTTACAAGTTTCAATTACGCAGATATACGATCTCAAGTTATCAACGGCCCAAGAGGTCTTGTAAATTCAAAAGATATCAAAGCGACTACTGACGCTGAAAAATACGGAGACACTTACCCAGATGGTTTCAATTTTGGAAAATCTACTGATGATTTCTCAAAAGATGATAGATATCAAAGTTCAGACTTCAAAATAAAGAGAAATAGAAGGGGTAGAAGAGTCAACTAAATAAAACACTGAATAGTAAATCATGCCATTACCAACTATTGAAACTCCTGTTTATGAGTTAAAATTACCTTCAACAAATAAAAAGATTAGGTATCGACCTTTTCTTGTTAAGGAAGAAAAAGTTTTAATTATTGCGTTAGAATCAAAAAATCAAATTGATATCACAACTGCTGTGACAGAGGTTCTAAAGAAATGCATCTTGACTAAGGGAGTCAATGTTGACAGTTTACCTACTTTTGATATTGAATATCTATTTTTAAATATTCGATCTAAATCAATTGGAGAAGATATTAAATTAACAGTCACTTGCCCTGATGATAATGAAACAACAGTTCCAGTTACAATATATGTTGATGAAATTAAAGTGACTAAACCAAAGGGACATAATACTGATATTGTTTTAGATGATAAATTAACGCTTCGTATGAAGTATCCATCACTTCAACAATTCATATCAAATAACTTTGAAACAGATGATGAAGCGGAGACTATGGTTGATAAAACTTTTAAAGTTGTCGCTGATTGTATAGATACAATTTATAGTGGGGAGGATGCTTGGGATGCTAATGATTATACTCCACAAGAAAGACTTGATTTTGTTAATCAATTGAGTTCAAAACAATATAAACAAGTTGAAAATTTCTTTTCAACAATGCCTAAATTATCTCACACCATTGATGTGGTGAATCCAAACACAAATGAAAAGGGCAGTGTCGTTTTGGAGGGTCTTGCTGATTTTTTCGGCTAAGTATTGCAAGAGAGGATCTTGAATCCTATTACCGTATCAATTTCGCTCTCATGCAATACCATAAATATAGCTTGACGGAACTCGAAAATATGATGCCTTGGGAAAGGGATATTTACATTACCCTTCTCCAAAATTATATTGAAGAACAAAATTTAAAGAACCAACAACAACAGGGCGTTCAAAGGTATGGATGAAGAAGAATTAGAACAACCTAAAAAGATAAACTTAGGAAGTTTCTTTGAAAGAGTCGATGGACTTGAGAAGAAGGCTAACTCTGCCTTGTCACAGGCTAATTCAAATCTTGGTGTCATCAATAATCATAAAACGATAATCAATAATTTGTCCATCTCAATCGAGGCGATGCAGACAAAGATTAGAGATATTGCAAATTATATAATAATCGAAAAGAAATTTGAGAAAGACTTAGCAGAAGATAGACGTTTAGAAGAACAAGACGCTGAACAAAAGAGACAGATGATCGAGAGGAGTGATAAGATTCAGCCAGGCGGTGATCAGAAAAAAGTTACTCCGAGTGAGGAAACAACAGGAGGAGGTGGAGGATTCTTTGGTGGTCTTTTAAAACTTCTTGCAGTTGGAGGACTAGCAGGACTTGCTCTTTCTTTAGCACCTTTACTCGTGCCTACTCTTTTAGGTTTAATGAAAGTTGGAATAATAGCGTTAGCTGGATTTGCTTTTACTAAACTTTTACCTAAGATTTTTGATAAAGTAGGAGATATTTTTAATGGACTTAAAGAGAACATTGGTAAACAACTGAATCGAATGAAGGAATCGATTGGAAAACTTGCAAAGAATATTGTAGAAGGAACTAAAAGAACTGTGGGTGGCGTTGCTGATTTCCTCACTGGTGGTATATTTGATTTTGATAAAAAAGGTGAGTCAGAAAGTGATAAACTTTCACCAACAGGTGCAATGTTTAGAGCTGGTAAAGAAATTGTAGGTGATGTCAAGGAAAGAGGTATTAGTGGTGTTGTTGGTGGTGTTGGTGACTTTTTGACTGGTGGTATATTTGATTTTGATAAGAAGGGTAATACTAAAGTTCAAGATTTGCAACAAAATATTATTGAAAAGGGAAAGGATGCTGTGGGTGGAGTGTATGATAAAGTTGAGTCTGGAACTAAAAAGGTAAAAGAAACAGGAGCAAATCTCATAGATAAAGCTACTGGTAATTTATTTGATCTAAACAAGGAGGGTGGAACCACAACTGGAGGAGGAAGAGTACTAGGAGGCATTCTTGATGCAGTTACTGGTAACAAATTTGATTTTGACAGAAAAGATGGAGTTGTAGAAACAGAATCAGAAAAATCAGGACTACAAAAAATCATTACTAATATAGGCGATAGAGTAGAAAATATTAAACAGACGATTGTTGGTAATAATGAAAATAATGATAATCAAAGTACAATGGTTCAGGCAAGTAAACCACAAGTATCTGATGCTCAAATAAAACTGACTCAGGCTCCCATGCCTTTCATTAGAACCATTGAGAATCAATACTTATCTATTTCTCCAAAAAATAATAAACTACCACCAGAAATTGCTAGGATGATACAATAATGGAAAATAATCCACCCATACTCCGAAGATGTAGTTTGATTCCTGTAGAGGGAGGCGCCTTGAAGGAGGAATATGATATAACAAGAGGTGTGATCGCTATTGATTACTATGAGAGTTTAGAGAGTCCTTCCATATCAATGACTATTACTTTTATCGATGTTGACCAAGTGATAGGTCGTGAAGGAATTACTGGTGGTGAGTATATAGATGTAACTGTAAAACCAGTTGATTCAGATGAATTCAAAATTACTAGTAAAAAACACAAGATGATGTTGAACTCTGTTAGAAATATGACAACAGAGAGTAATAAACAGGTTGCAACTTTAGAATTTGTTTCAGTCGAGACAATCGTTAATGAGACTGCTAGAGTGAATCGTAGATTTACTGGAAATATAACTCAAATCGTTAAAGAATTACTAAAGGATAAAAAGGGAGTGCAGACAAATAAAAATTTAGACAGTGATGACGCTACAAACTCATATACATTCATAGGTAATTTAAAGAGACCATTTGATACTATTCAATGGTTGTGTCCAAAAGCACAAGCTTCTAAAGATAGTTTTGGATTTTTGTTTTATGAAACCATAGAGGGATATCACTTTAGATCAATTCAAAGTTTATTAGAACAAGAACCAATACCATATCAACAATCTGATAGGCCAATTGAGGGAAATAAAATTTTACAAAATAATTTAAATCAAACAAATGATATTGGTATGAATTGCAGAATGGGAATGTATGCAAACAAAACCATATATATTGATATTGAGGAACAAACAACTGAAGTTGTTGATTATAAAATTGAAGAATTAAAATTAAAAAAATCACCCACATTACCCTCTAAGTTAGACACATTCCCAACACGATTAATGCTTCGAGTTGATGATGTAGGTGTCGCACAAGTGGGAGCTGCCAAAAGTGATGTTCAACCAAAATCAGAACTTGCCAAGTATCAAAATAAATCTTATATTAGGAATAACTTATTATTTTCACAATCTTTAAGTATTTCAATTCCATTGAACATTAATCTACAAGCTGGACTTGTAATTGAAGTTAAGTTTCCTCTTAAAAATGAAGATGGAAGTTCTTCAACTGATAAGTATGGAAATGAAAAAACTGATGATCCTAGTGGAAGATATCTTATCTCTCAACTAAGACATCTAATGGCTGGCGGAAGAGCGGAAACTCAACTCACATTGATTCGTGATGTGTTCATTCCTAACAAAGATCAACTCACAGACACAGGAGACTTAATTAAGGCCGACAACCAACATTACGGAAACACTTATCCCGCTGGCAGCTTCTAAATAAAAATAAAAGGAGAATCAAATGAAATCAATCGAAGACCACATTGAATACGACAAGAAAATTGCTGATGACCCACAGGCGAATCCAGCAGCAAGAAGACATGCAAAAGAGGAGTTGCATGAGTTAGAGGAGTATGTAGAACATCATAAGGAAGAAATAGAAGCAGGCGACCATCATGATCCTAATGCTTTAGAACTATTTTGTGATATGCATCCTGACGAACCTGAGTGCCTAATTTATGACGATTAACTAGATGTATCAACCATCAGCTACTAACTTCATGGGGAGAGACCCTATGCAATGGTGGATTGGTCAAGTTACCGATCCAGTTAAAGGAGAGTGGGGTGATGCCTTAGAGAAAACAAGAGACGCAGATCCAGATAGAAAAGACATTTATTCACACCGATGTCGTGTTCGTATTATTGGATATCATGGATGTGAAGATGATTTACCAGATAAAGATCTACCATTAGCACACGTTCTTTTACCACCTAATACCACAACTACTGGCGCTTGTGGTGAAACAATGGAATATCAAGGTGGAGAGGTTGTAGTTGGATTTTTCTTTGATGGTGCTGACGCTCAACAACCAGTCATATTTGGAACTTTATTCAGACAACACTTTATTGAAGATGAGATAAAACAAGCAGACTACAACGCAAAAAAACAAACATGTTTTAAACCTTGGACTCCACCAGAGGTTACATCTAATCTCAATAAGAACCAAGTAGCTTTAGGTTCAGTCAAGAAAAACTTTGTCACAAATAACGCAGAGAAGAATGTCGCACATAATCAAAAGGAAGAGGCTACAAATGGTAAATTCGATAATGCAACCGCTTGTCAAGATAATGAGGTATCAAAAATATCAAACACAATAAAAGAATTTACTCAAAAGGCACAAAAATTACAAAAACTAAGTGGAGCAAATGAATACGTTAATACAACGTATGGTGGTATCACTGACATTCAATCGGAATTAAAGTTAACATCTAATAAACTTCATAATTCGATGACGAAGTTGGTTCGTCGTGGTCGTTCGTGGGTAATACAGGATACTTTAGAAAAGTTAAATACAACTCTCAAAGATAAAGTATCAAAACCATTACAAGCTCCAACCGCTGAGGCTACAAATTCATTAGTAAATACCATGTTTTGTAATTTTGAGAAAATACAGGATGGTTTATTGGATTATCTTTTTGATAGTTTAGAAAATATGTTAGGTCAGGTTTTAGATGTCCCTATCTGTGGTATTGAAAATTTCTTAAGTGATATGTTTGGACAGATTAATAATATATTAGATACAAGTTTAGGAGATATGTTTGGACAATTAAATTCCATTAGCCCTGGCATTGGTTTACCAAGTAAAACATTTTCAAAGGCAATTAAGTTTGCAAATATTATTACATCCGCTCTTGATTGTGATGCACAAAATTGTCCACCAAACACAACATTCTCTGCGAAGAGTGGGACATCATTGTCTGGTGATGATGATTTCTCTAATATTACTAGTAAGATGGGATTAAGTTCTTTGGTTGATCCATTTTTAGAAACTCTTGATAACGCTATTCCAGCAGTTCCATCTGCACCTGATTGCAGCACTAATGTTCTTAAATGTGGCCCACCAAGAGTTGACTTTGTTGGTGGTGGAGGCGAGGGTGCAACTGGTAGTGCAATCGTAAACGTTCTTGGACAAGTGATTGGTGTTTCAATTCTTGGTAAAGGATCTGGATATAGTGAACCACCTTTACTTTCATTCTTTGATAGTTGTGAAAACGGTTATGGAGCTGGAGGTTATGTTAGATTGAATGATGATGGCACAGTCAAAGATGTGGTGATGATAAGTGGTGGTCAAGAGTATTTGCCTAATACGACAGAAACAGACTTTGATGGAAATGTGAAAGAGGTAATTCCAGATCCAAACGCAAACTATGACGGTGCAGTGTCATACGTCACAACACTATCTGATGTTGTTGTTCAAAATACAGGATTTGGATATTCTGATGGTGACACAATCACAGTCAGTGGTGGGTCTGCTACGTCTACTACAGGGGATGGTGATGGTGTAGGACAAGCAGAAGTAGAATTAAATATTCAAGATGGTTTAATTGTTGGTGCGAATGTTGTCAATGGTGGATTTGGGTTTACTTCCATTCCAAATTTAACAATAAATAGTGACACTGGAGCCCTTGCTAAATTAAAACCAGTTCTTCAGTTTACTAAAGTTGATGATGCATCTCAACTTGCTCAAATATCTCAAGATGCTGTTGTAACCGTAATTAGTTGTATCGAAAAATAAAATGCCAAATCATAAAGCGCCAGATGATGGAAAAAATACATGGAGAAAATCTTTCGGTCAAGGAAGATTTTTCCTTGAGTGTGGTCAATCTAGTATTCATGGAGATTCAACTTACGAAGTTGTGACAGGAGAGGCACAATCTTTTGGATTTTATGCTAGCACAGGACAGGGTGCATCTGAAGGAGGCGGGCCTGGAACTGGTAGAGCAGTTATGTACACGCCAGGAGCATCTCATGAGTATCTTGGTGAAGGTTTGATGGTTAGAAATGCTGGAGATGTTAAACAACTTCCAGCAAAATTTATAAAATGTTATAGGGGTGACACAATAATTGATTGTGAAAATGGAGATATAACTTTAAGAGGAAGAAATATTAACATCGAAGCTGTTGGTGGTGGTCAAGATGGTGTTATCAATATAAATGGTAATCGAATTGTAGATCTTAATGCTCCAGACATAAGACTTCAAGCTGAAAAGGTATTAATAGATGGTAAAATTAATGTTAATATTATAAGTAATGGATTTTTTCAACTTAGATATGGATTCGCACTAGCGGCAGCGGAGGCTGACATGAATTTTGGTGCGATGGCGAAAGTTCTAGAGAAAGCTACCACAATTAAACCACCTAATTTGAGTGGTTATGAAGGCCCTAAGGCTTCTAAGTCAAATTAAACAGTAAAAATGCACATACTTAAGACACAAACAGATAAATTAATTGTAGGGACAAATGATATTGCTTATCAAGCTCCAGACATCTCACCGACTGGAACTGCAATATTAAATGGCCCTGTTTATGTTGGAAACCCATCACCAACATTAGCATATCCTGGCATTTTAAATATCAGTTCAAACTCTGCACCTCAACAACCATTTGATACGCAACCAGAGTGTAAAGCAAAATTAGCGATGTACTCTGTTGGTAATGTGAGAATCAATGGTGATGGTAAAACATCTCATGGATTACAAGTATCAGGTGGTGGATCTGTTGATGTATTAAGAGTTGATGGTGATGCATTTTTCTCTGGTTCAGTTGATTGTGGTAATAAAGGAAGACTTGCATCTAGGTTTGCTGCTGCAGATGCATCTCCAAAACCATTTGATTTAGTTCATCCCACAAAGGGTATAGGTCATCGACTTCGTTATGCTTGTATTGAAGGCCCAGAGGTTGCAGTTTACTGTCGTGGTAGACTAAAAGAGTCTAATGTAATTCATTTACCTGACTACTGGAAAGATTTAGTTCATGAAGATAGTATCACTGTTCAACTGCAACCAATTGGATCAAACCAAAATCTTGTGATTCAAGAGTTTAATAATGAATTTATTGTCATCGCAGAGGATTCAACTAATACTGATTTGATTACTGATTTATCAACTATTGATTGTTTCTATCATGTGTATGGTGAAAGAAAAGATATCAATCCTTTGATAGTTGAGTATGAGGGCAACAGTTGGGAGGATTATCCAGATCCAAACTATGATCCAAATAAAGTTGATTCTGATAAGAAGAATACAAAAGATCCTCGATTTGATGGCCCACCAAACACACTTACAAAATGAGTTTTCCTTACATAGAAGAAAATTTTATTTCTTTGAGTGAGTGTCAAAGACTTATAGATTATGCTAAGTTAAATAAGAGTGAAAATGTAAGTCGTGATGATGTTTATTCCATAGATATTGAATGGACTGATCATGGTGCTACATATTATGGTAATAATGTTGATCCTATAACGCCTGAAGATAATGACGAGGTAGTTACGAAGGTTACTGAAAAGTGTAAAAGTTTAGTTGATTGTAAATTGGGTTATGTTGGTATCGTTAGATGGCCAATAGGAACATTTATGAAACCTCACTTTGATAGTAATAATGTTCACACACCAAATAAAGTTGCAGCAATGCTGTATCTAAATAATGATTTCGAGGGTGGAAACTTAATTTTTGAAGATAGAGTGGTAAAACCAGAGCCAGGAAAATTAATTATCTTTGAAAATACAAAAAATCTTCATTATGTGGATAAAGTAGAGGATTCAGAGAGATATGCTCTCTCCTTTTGGTATTATTCCGTTGAATAAATAAACTTAGACAGAATCTGTAATCAGAGAAGAATAGGATGCCTCTTTCAAGACTGGAGAATTTTCTAAAGAATATACAAGGTAACGTCATCTACGTTGATCCCAATGAATTGGATGCGACTGATAGTATTGAAAACCAAGGAAACTCCCAAACACGACCATTTAAAACCATACAGAGGGCTCTAATCGAAGCGGCTAGGTTCTCTTACGTTGTAGGACAAAGAAACGATAAGTTTGATTTAACAACAATCATCCTTGCTGCTGGTACACATACAGTGGATAACAGGCCAGGATTCATACCTGTTAATGTAAGTGATAACGCAAGATATACAACAAGATTTGGAGAGACTAATCAGATATTAAGTCCATTTGGACTAGGTAGTAACTTTGATTTAACATCGCCTGACAACGAACTATTCAAATTAAATAGTGTTCGTGGTGGTGTCATCATACCAAGAGGTACATCAATTGTAGGAAAAGACCTTCGTAAAACAAAGATAAGACCAAAATATGTTCCAGATCCAGAAAACGGCAATATCGAACCAAGTGCAATATTCAGACTCACAGGTGCTTGTTATATTTCACAGTTTACTATATTTGATGGCGATCCATCAGGTAACGTATATAAGGACTACACTGCAAACTTATTCACACCAAGTTTCTCTCACCACAAACTAACTTGTTTTGAGTATGCTGACGGTGCAAACGCAGTTCGTATTAAAGATAGTTTCATTGATGTAACTTCAACATCAACTGACCTTGACATGTATTATCAAAAGGTTGGTGATGTATATGACGCTGGTACAGGTAGACCAATTGAACCAGACTTCCCATCAGGTAGTCTTGATTTCCAGACAAGAGTTGAAGAATATCGTATTGTAGGATCAAAAGGTCAACAGGTTGGTATTTCATCCATCAAG